CTCATTTTTAGGTGTGCGCAATCTTTCTAATTCATATTCAGAAAGAATCTTTTGATATAACATTGCCTTCCATGAACTTGTTCTGTTAACGGTTACATAAAAAGGATTTAATAAAGTATATTGTACTGGTATTTGATTTTTTACATCATATGAAGTTGGATATGGCAATAAAGATACATCTGTTGTGTATGATTGCCCATCATAATTAGCATATGATTCAATTAAACTTTGAAAATCATCAATTGTAAATTTTGCATTGATTTTATAAAAGAAAACATTACCGCTTCTATAATATTCGCGGAAATATTGATCTTTAATATGCCAAATACGAATATACTTCATCCATTTACCAAAAAAGTCGCGAGCTTTTTGACTACCACCTTCTAAATAAATTTCTGCATTAGCAAATTCAGACATGATATCAACAGCATTTCTGAAAATAGCTACATTAGCATAAGCTTTTTGACACAATTCAATTGCATCACGAACATTATAACCATTTACCGAGAATTCAAATGGCAATAAACCTTCTCTAATATTACCATAACGGTAAATCTTAGGACCAACATAAGCTAAATTTCTTCTAATTCCTGTTGGCGAATCTGTATTTTGAGAACGTTCATACGACGCTTTTCCCTCATGAGTGTAAAATGGTTCTCCAACAAATGATGGTTCTGATGTATTATTTTTAATTAAATCTTCAAGTGGCGCGGCTCCTTCATCATTTCCTTGAGAAAATTTATTCCAATAATCAGACTTCTTTGTGTATTTACGACTCATGATAATAATAGTTACACATTGTAACTTTAAAAGTGACTTTTTAACATTTATTTATGCAATAAATATCGGCTCAAAAGTTTGATTAATATCTTCTACATGAGTATTTTGCATATCTAAATAGATTTTAACTAACCAATTGCCTAAAACTAAAGCGGAATAACTATCTTTTCTTGGTTTATCTGGACCAGACTTACGTTTTAAATTAGCTGGTAAGTCGAAATTTTGTAATCCTTGAGTAGAAGTGGTTATTTGAATCAATGCGCATTCTGTTTTAGTCAGAAGTATCATATCTGTTAAATGCTCCACGAAATCAATCATCTTAGCTTCTTCATTTTCTTTTTCTGAATCTAGAGAATTAGAAAACTTTAACTCACCAATGCCAATTTTTCTGCGAGTTTGGTTTCTAAAGTTATCGTCTATAGCTCTACTAGCAAAGAATATACGACGATGATCAAAATTAGCCTGTAATAACTCGTTTGCTTGACGTATCCAAGATGAAGTTGGTTTTCTAAGAAATACAAATCTATTTTCTGATAGATTATATTCTGTTTTGGCGGATAAAATATTTTGATTATATTCTTCTGGTCGCTCAAACTCAGTGAGTATAGGTTTTAAATTAATTTTAGCATCTTTAAACAATTCGCTTTCATTGCAAGAATTCATAAATTGAACACCACCGTTATAATCCATGCAAATAGCCACAACATTGAAATTTTGTAATAGATAAAGAAAGTATTTTATATGATCTTTAAGTGCAGATCCAGATAAAGCATACGAGTGAACCAATGTAGATATTTGTTTTTCTTTATTTATTTTAAGTACTTGTATTGCAAAATCGTCAGATGATTCAGTTTCAGACCAAGATGGGTCAACAGATAAAATATATTCATCTTCAGGATTACCTGTTACTTCAATTGACGGCAATTCACCATCAGGTATAGTACAAAGAGCCATTTTAGAAATTTTAAAATAACCAGAACTATCATCTGTAAATTGAGCACCAAACTCTCGCAAAAATTGAGACTCACTCATTGTTGCTTTTGCTTGGTTTATTAAATTTTGATCGTATAACTGTTCAGGAGCGCAATCGTACGAAAACTGCATAACACATCTTTTAGTAGCGTCTTTAGATTTTGGATTGAATATTAAATTTTCATATTGTTCATATAATTTATATAAATATTCGAACTTAAAAGATGCAGAAGATAATGCAATTAATTTATTGTTAGGCCATTGATATCTTTCTTCTTCTTTCATTTGACCTTGTTCAATTAATTTAGTTTCTAAATTGTATAATTGTTCTCTTTGAGTAGGATTTTGAACAACAGACAAGAATGGAACAATAACTTCATTATATATTCTTTCTGGCATTAGTAAAAACTCATCGATAATAATACGATGAAAACGAAAACCGCGAAGTTTCTCACCATCACCTAATGGTAATGCTCGTATTCTGCTTCTACCTATCTCCATTACCCATTCATCATTATTTTTTGAAACATGAGTAATACATTGTTTTAATAAATAAGCTTCTGGCTTTGCTGCGATATCTTCAATCTTTTTAAATATCATTTTTGACTGACGAAAAGATCTAGATAAAATACCAATTTCAACACCTTGATTTAATATAGCGTCTAATACTGCAAAAATACCAGTAGTATAAGACTTACTCATACCACGCGACCAAACTCCAAGAAAATAATCGCTTTCCAACATACTTTTAATAGCCATATGTTGAAATGGAAACAACTGAACACCAGTAATTAAATCTGTTGCAAAAGTTACATTGTTGCGCAAAAATTGATAAAATAATAATTTAGCCTCTCGTTCTTCTAAATAACCCTCTTTAAGAAGAATTTCATCATTGGTAGCGAATTGATTTTTTCTATGTTTTTGACTGCCAATTTCCCACGCACACATTTTGATTATCTAAAAAATATTGTATATCGACCTGCCATATCTTGTTACCATGATATAATAATCTCGGTATAATATCCAAAGATTTTTCTCTATCTCCGGTAAATATAAATTGTATATGTCTTGCGTATTTATGACTTAAATATCGCATATTATGAAACACATATTCTAAACTGGTTTTGCGATTATATTTCTTATGATTATATTTAATTGTGTTAATACTCGATTCAATAACTATAAATAAATAACTATTTAAATCAACTGCTTTTTGTATTTCTCTTTCGAATCTAGACAATCCAGAAGATAATGTTCCTAAAAAATCAGATTCGCTTTTTCTATCTACGTAAGTATAATTAAAATTATCAGACTTTAATAAATAATCTCCTATAAATAATTTTTCTACATTGCAATCATTAAACTCTAATGGATCTTGTTCTCTGGTATCAACAAGCATTTTTATGTTGCTAAGATCAATATTAAAAAAATCATTGATTATATTTTTATTGAATAACGGTTCATAATTTATTTCTTTGCAAGCGGCGTTATAAGAACCAAAATATTTTTTATATATATCTATAGAAGGTAAATTAAGTGTTTTTAATTCATTAGAAAATGGTGCATAAGCATATTCTTTTTCTTTAATTCTATCTTTAAGCATTTCTAATATTTTATTCTTAACAACATCCTCTTTCTGATCTTTGATCCAAAGTAGTAATTCTTGATAGTCTATAAATTCAGTATCAAAATATTCTTTTTTATTTTTGTATGGTATTTGACGTTTATAATATAAAGAATATCTAGGATAATACTTACAATAATATTCAGCTTGATATAATCCGTGCTTTTTTAAATGAGCGTGAAAAGACTTATCAGAATTAAAACCTTTATTACATATCTTGCATTCTGTCATATAGCATCTTCCTTGGAAATACCTAAAATTCTAGCTTTCCATGAAGACATGTTTTCTAATCGATTAGCCTCATCTTTTACAATTTGTTTTTGCATTTCTGCTATCTTTATCATCATCTTTCTTTCGTTCTCATCTTGAAACAATTCAACAAGATTAATAATTGAAGCGTTTTTTTGATGATGTTGTTCAACACGTTTAGATCTTTCACCATTAAGTTTCTGGATTGACTTATCAAGACGTTGAGCGCATTGATTATATTCTTCACTAATAGTTTTAAGAATTTCAGTTAAACGAATAGTTAAATCTTTTTGATCTTGAGTATCATTAAACATTTCATTCACTTTATTCTTTTTAATATCTATTTGTCGCAAATTAATATAATCCATGCAAACATTTATATACAAATTAATTTCATCAGTTGTTAAATCAGGCTTATCCCAAATTGATCTCACAAATTCAGCTTCGAACAATTCTTTATCTGTAGAACTTGTATACGAATCGTAATTACCAACAAAACGTGGACTTGCTAAATAAACCAATAGTTTTTCCATGTATTTTCTGTGTTGCAAAGATAATTTTTCTTCATTTAAATCTTGACCGCACCATCTATTGACTTTATTGATAACTGTTTTTATTGAACGAGGAACTGCATAGCGTTCATTAACGCCTGATTCATTATCCACTAAAAATTCTGGATACTTATCTTTGATATATTTATGAACAGCTCTATATTCTGGAGTTATAAATATATTTAAATTTTGAACGCCCTGAAACTTTTCATTAAACAATAATTCTGTTACTTGTTTGGGCGTTAATCCTGATTTTATATTTTGATCTATAAACTCATATTGACTCTGAGATAATAAATCGTTTGTTATGGCTTTGGGTTTATCTTTTTTTGCATTTAAAAAACCATGCTTAACCAAATAATCGCGCACTTCTTTTGATTCTTTAGATCGACCATTAAGATCTTCGCGACTATGTAATAAATTCGCAATTATCACATAATCATTTTGACCTTCTTCTATTTTTTTAGCGATGAATTTTTCTTGTTCTTCGGTTAACATATTATTCATTAAATATATCGTTATCGTTCAATAAACTTTGAGCTTTCAGAAATAACATTTTTTTTAAATTTTTTATTTGTTTATATCCTGCCTTTCTACCTTTTTCTGAAGTTTTAAATCTTAATATTTTAGCAATTTGATCATCTGTTAAATTATCAATGAAAAACATTTTATATACAAAAAATTGTTTATCAGTAAGATGATTTTTCATTAAATTATGTAATTTATTTTCAGCATTTAAATAATCATAGTTTTTCACATATTCAAAATTAAAATGATAAT